TTCATAGCTTTCTTTTAGTTCTTTTGTCTTTTCACTATTCTTCCCTAATTCTACTTTGCTTTCCTCATATGACTTTTTAGCTTTATCAACATTTATTTTAAGTAAAATTTGTGCATCAATTGAATCTTCTAATGCCTGTTTTGATGATTCTAATTTATCTTTATATGTTTTTACTATTTCTGATTGAGTACTTATAGATTTTGAAAGCATTTCTTGTTTTGCCTTTAATCCATCCAATCCCTTGCCATGTTCCTTTAATCCACTAGTTGCATTTTTAAACTCACTTTTTACAACACTTAATGATCTGTTTAAACTGTTTACTCCCTCTTGAAATGAAGTATTATCCATAGCAACACGAACAACTAAACTTCCTATATCTTCTGACATCCTATTCCTCCTTTCTTTTCAAATTAAAAGAGCCTAGAAAAATTTCTAAGCTCTTATAACCAACTTATTTCATCTATATAAACATCTTCTTCATTATCTTCTTTGTTATTTTTACCCCAACCATTAAACTTACAATGTTCATCCCATAGAACTAATAATTTTTTTAATGTTAATCTCCAAAATTCATGGTCTGTAAAATTTAATTGAACTTTGCCAATATAAAAAAGCCAACTCCAAGGTAATTCCTTAGAGTGGCTTATACGTTTTTTCCATCATCTTCACTCTCTTCTTTTTTATCTGGTAAAGACATATCCATAGCTTTTCCTACCGCTTCTATAACGTCAGTTACATTTTGTAGTGTTATTAATTTTCCTACTTTTTTATCTGTTAAATTATCATCTTCATGGCATAATCCAACATACAACATATATCTTATGTCATTCATCTTAGGTTGTGATGAAAGTGAAGCTATTGCTTTATAAATATCACCATATTTATCTTCTATTTCACACAATGCATTTAAATCAAATAATATATGTCTTTCTTTATCTAAATTAATTACTGCACCCTTAGTATTTAAATTGCTCACTTTATATACCTCCTTGTGCTATCTTACCTGCTTTTAAAAAATCTACTTTAAAGAATTGCTCTTGTTTAGGTGCTCCTTTTAAATCTGTATCAGCTGTAATTTTATAAACACCGTCATTAATTCTAGGCATAAATTTTAATTTTACTTTCTGTGTTTGGAATTCTAATTTATCCTCTTTAGTTTTTCCTTCTTCCTCTAATGGCTCTGCTTTACCTTTTGTTAACCAAACCATTCTAAATGCTTCACCTTCATTAGCACTTTTTGATTTTGGTGCTTCAAATCCAAATGCTATTTCTGCTGGAGTAGCATCCTTATTTTCTATAAGAACTCCATTTTCTATTTTATAACCTAGCCAATCTGCTCTTTCCTCTAGTGTTAATTCAGCAACATCTATTTCAACTTCAATTGCTCCAAGTGAACTTGCTGTTTCTAATAATTGGTCGTCACCATATAATTCAGCAGAATCTACTTTTGGTGCAATTTTTATACTTTTGGCTCCTACAAGTTGTTTTACCTCTGTAGCATATTCTAATTCATCTTTACTATCTTTTGTTAACTTTACATATCTAAAATTTCTTAATCCTTTAATTGCCATAATTATTCCTCCTAATTTTCTGTATAATAAAAGAACCTCAAACACTTATGAAAAATTTTAGTGTCGGGTTCATAAAAATCATATATATTCTTTTTTACAAAGCCATTTTTTATTAACAGATTTACTGTGTCCTTTTTTATAGAATCCAATTCCTCTTTTGACCATAAATCAATTTGTATATAATGTCCTGTACTTTTTTCTGTATCATCATAATAATCTTCACCCTTTTCAAGATACTCAAAAAAGGTTATATATGTTGTTTCTTTCCCAACATATATATGATGTTTTATTGGAATGTTTAAAGGTTTTAAAGTATTCTCAATTAATTCATTTACATTCATGTTCTCACCTTTTTTATATTTTTAGAGCATTTTTAAACTCTTGTTTTATTGTTTCTTTTACTTCTTCTTTTTTTAATTCATATGCAGGTCCTAAAAATGGTTTAGCTTTCATTTTACTAGTACCAAACTCTAAAAATTTCCCATAGAATATTTTAGAATTATCTCCTCTTTGTATTCCTACTACTACATATTTATTTCCAGCTTTCCTATGAATATTAGAAACTTTTAATCCTTTTTTTAAATTTTCTGTTCGTTTGGGTACATTTTTCTTAGCTTCTTCTAAAATTATGTTTCCTGCCTTCTTTAGTGCTATATTTTCTATTTTTTCTCCCGCTTTTCCCATACTCTTTACTCTTTTTATTATTTCATCCATACCGCCTATTTCTAAATCAGCCATATATAATTAATCAACTCCCTCTTTTATTTTATGTTAAGTGTTAATTCTAAACATTTAGGGTTTGTATCATACTTAGCTTGTATCAATTTTATTTCATATTTTTGTTTTTCTATCTCTATAGTGTCATAATCATCAATGTTTTCTACGTATGGTATTCTTATAATTTTTTTTATTTCAACTTTTGCAGAAGCAGCAGCAAAATATCGTTTAAACCCTAATACCCTTTCATTAAAACCTAACCTTTTATACTTAAAATCCTTGTGTTCATCTTCTTCATAGTAAATATCACAAACTCCATCATTAAATACTTGAAATTCTATGTTAGGAACTTTTATTTTCATTTTTCTTCTCCTGCAAAGCCTTTGCTTGATATTCTAAATGTAATGACAATAATTCACTTTGAAAATTAATACTAAACATTTCTAATGCTTGGCTATTTGCATATCTTACATAATCAAATAGTAATGCTCTCGAATTATTTTCCTCTTCAAAATCTAATTCCTTTACTCCTGCTACATCCTTTAAATATGCCATTCCTCTTTTTATCATTCCTGCTATATTCTTATCTATCTTTTCATCTTGCCATGAAATATTCAAATAATCTTTAATGTCTTGAAGCAACTCATTATTCATCTAATTCACTTCTTCCTTTATAATTATTTCTGTGTTTCTCCTTTTGTTTTTACTGTTACTTCTAAAGTTGCATCCTCTAGTTTACTTATATCTAATAAAATAAAAGCATTATTATCTAATGCTCTTCCATTTCCATATAATTTAGTAAGATATACTCTTTCATCATCTAAAAACTTAAATTCGTCTGAATACTCAATTTTACCACCATTAGAACCTGCACCTATTCCCATGAAATATTTTTCACTTAATCCGATAATAGCTTCACCCTCATTAACTCCACAGCTTTGTATTACTGTAGTTGGAAATGGAAATACATTATTCTTATATGTTCCATCTGTTCCTCTAATAGTTGTTGCCGGCATTACTTTTGTAAAGTAATCTACAGGATTAACTATTAAAACAACACTATTTACTGGTCTCTTTTTATCATTAGGTCCTTTTACTAATGTACTTAGTAATTTGCCATATGTTTTAGGTGATAAATCCATAATTTTAACAACTGACTTTTTAGGATAAACCCCTCCTGTAACTGTTACATTTTCTGATACATCTCTATCCATACCTATTGGTTCATCTTTTCCTGTTCCTGTTACTATAGCTGTTTCCAGTGCACATGCTATAGCTTCTGATAAAGTGCCTCTTACATATGCATCTATCCATTGTGGACCAACTTCTAACATATCCTTTGATATTGGTATATATGCACTCAACTTGCAAAGTGTTAAATCAATCTTTCCTATAGCACCCTCTAATTCCTTAGTTATTTTTGACCCTAAAGGTCCCCATTGTGCCAATTGTACTCCTTTTTTATTTACAAGCACCTTAGTTAAAATTGTTGTATTTTGAAAATTTATTTCATCTAATAATGGATGCTCTGATTTTATATCAGCTATAATGTTGTCAATTATAGTCTCTGGGAAAGCTACTTCTAACCCAGTAAATGCTTGTCTAACATCATTGCTCTTCATAGCTTCTATAACACTTTGATAAAATACATTTTCTTTTTGTGTTAATTGATGCACTCCTCTTTTAGCTAAAATTTCTTTATCTGCTGTTTCTTGATATGCCTTTACATCTTCAAGTATATTTTGTTGTACTGACAATCCAAATTCAGTAAATGCTTGTGCTATTGCTCCTTCATCCTCACTTTGCATAGCTTCCTTTAATCCGTTTAATAACTCTTGTTTTAATAAATCTTTACTTTTCATTGCCATAATATTATTTACCCTCTTTCTTTTTAAATATTTGCATCAATTTATTTGCATTAGTTTTTTGCTCTATAAATTCTTTTGGCACTATTGGTGCTGGTTCATCTTGTAACCTCTGAATATATTTATTATATTTTTGTTTTGCTACTTTTATTGTTTCATCTTCTTGTAGCCCCGCTATTTCATCTGCTAATCCATATTCAACACATTGTTTTGCATTTAACCATGTTTGATTATCTAATAATTCTTTTAATGTATCTTCATTTAATTTTTCTCCTGCTCTTGTTAAGTAACTTGAACAACTTGCTTCGTCTATAACATCAAGATCGTTTGCATTTTTTCTTAATTGTTCAGCATTCCCATAACATCCCATGGATGCATGATGTATCATCATCAACGCATTTGTTCCCATTATTATTTTGTCACAACTCATAGGTATTACACTTGCTATGCTACATGCAAATCCATCTATATATGCTGTTTTATATGCCTTATGCCTTTTCAAAAGATTATATATACCTAATCCTTCTTTGACATTTCCACCATAACTATTTATAAATACATTAATAAAATTAACATTCTCATTATTTTGCAATACATCCTTTATATGTTTAGATGATGTTTCACTTTCTATTTTTTCTCCAGTCCACCAATCCTCTCTATCATCCTCTATATCATCATATAAATAAATTTCTAATGTATCTGCCTGTTGTTTTATTGTCCATAATTGTCTATTCATTCTTCTCACCTCCTTTCGTATTTTCTATATCTGAAATATCCGAATAATTCTTTGTAATCCAATGTTTTTCACTCCAATCTGTGTTTAGAATAGTATCTTTAAGTTTTTTCCTAATTTCATCAACACTATACATTCCAGTAGATATAAGCTTGTCTATTTTTTCTGCAATAGCAAATATATCTATATGTTTAATACATGTAGTATCAATTTTTATTTTTGTCCCACTTAAATATTCCTTTTTACCAATTCTTTTTCTATTTATTTCACTACTTAATAAATCTACTAAAGGGTCTATACAAAATGTTAAAAAATTATCTGTTAACTTTTCAATATCTGCTATATCCCCTCTTAACAATGCTGGTGGTATCTTAAATGCTTGTGCTGACCTTTCAAAAGCCTCCTTAACTAAAATTTGTATATCAGTTATTTCACTAGTAGCTTTTCTACCATTTTCTCCACTCTTTTCTTCATACTTCACACCTTTAGGAAGATTAATTACTGCATTTTCATTTTCAAAATAAGCTTTAAAGCTCTTGCTAAACATTTCATCAATTAGCTTTTTCTTTTCTTCATCCCCCTTTGCAATTGCATCCAAATTAACTATCCCTTTTCTTCCTCCAGCTCTTTTATATTTACCTATTGCCATATTAAGAAGCTTATTATATCCATCCATTAATTTATTTAATAACAGACTTATATCTTTATTGTTAAGCTTAAAATAAAGCACATCACTCATATAAAATCTTTTATTAAATTCATAATCTTTTATTGTTACATTCTCAAAATAATCTTCAATAATCGCATATTCTTTTTTGTAAAAGCTATCTGCAATTATAAATTCTCCATTAATATCAACTACTAAAGCTTCATTGTTATATAACAATTTTGAAATCAATTCTTGAATAAATTCTGTAGAATTTTGATTTTTATTTGGTTCTATATTCCATGTATAATATTCATCCTTTTTTATTTCTTTATTTTTATAAAATGTTTTAAATTCACATTTTGCAATACAACTAGCAATTAGATTTATTGCTGTGTTTATAGCAAATTCCTCTACTGCAATACTATTTAATGTATCTTGAAATTTTTCATTCAAACTTATTTCATTTTTAGAACCAAACATATCCCTGAAAAAATCTATAACCTTCAATCTATCACCCCTTTCATCAAATATTTAATAGGTATATACCCCCAATTCCAAATCATCTATATCAAATGTTTCTCCACTATCTTCTAAATCTCCACTTACACACATAGCTGCTACAAAAGCCATAAATCCATCAGTTTTACGACTTTTGGGTTCTATTTTCCCAAAGCTAAAATTATCATGTTTTTCTTGCTTTATACATGCATTATTTGTATACCATCTCATCAGAGGATTATCTCCCCATACAATATTATGATTAGTAAATGCACTGTTGATTAATGGGTAATTAAGCATCTGATTACTAGGTCTTATTAACTTAATATTATTTGCTCCACCTTTATCAGTATCGAATCCTGCTTCTTTTAGTGACTTAGCTAATAATGTATATCTATACTGGTCCATTCCTAATATAGTTAAGTTATATTTTAAGGCTTGTTCTTGTAACCAAGTTACAGGTGTATTTGGTGGAACTTCTGGACCTTTTATAAAAGTTAAATATCCAGCTTTTTCCCACTCTCTCAAAGGTGCTTTTATCCTTCCTAAATCATTGCAATTTTCACAAACCCATGTATGAGATAACCAATAATATTTACCTTTAAACTTAAATAATAAACCAGCACATACAAAGTCAGTTGTTTTTGCATAATCAATACCTACTGTACAAGTTGCTCCTTCTAAATCTGGTATCTCTTGATTAGTTGCTAATATATTTTCCCAACTTGTAACTTCTTTATCTGCATCTCCTTTTGGTATGTTCATCCTCTTTGTCATAAATGCAGAATTACTTATAGGGTCTTCCTTATAATTTATATATTCTTTCTTTAGTTCTGCTTGTAAATGTGGCAACTTGTGTAATGAGGGGTTTGCTTTATCCCACATTTTAGGGTTATCTACTTCTTTTTCATCATCTAATTTACAAATAAAAGGCAATAGTCCATTATCATCTATAGCACCTATTAATATTTGCTCTGACCTTGAAATTATTTTATCTAGTGGACCATCCCTAACATCTCCATTAGTAGTTGTTATTGTTGTTCTTGGATGTTCTTTTTTTCCAAGTCCAGTTAAAAATACATTTATAGTTTTATAATCTTCATATTGATGATATTCATCAAAATCAACTTTACCCTGTCTTCCACCATCTTTTGTTTTTGCATTTGATGTCCTAAATTTTAATTCTGAACCTGTTTTTAAATTTTTTATAACTTCCTTATTCCAATCAAAGTGTTTTTTAAACTTTTTTTTATTTTTTTCATCATCCAGTACATCATATACATCCTCAAAACTCGTCTTAGCTTGTTCTTCACTGTTTGCACAAATATCAATATGATATTTTTTAACTTTATTAACTGGTGTTAATAAACAAAAATCTTCATATGCCAAATATCCATTTTTACCTGCTCCACGACCAACTAAAATTAATAAGTCTGGAAATCTCAACATACCATTTTTAGTGTATGTGCAATTATGCAATGTAAAACAAAATACTTCCCACTCTAATAAATTAAATGGAAAGTATTTCTGATAATTTAAATATTTATTCAATGCTTCTATATCTACATACAACTCTTCCTTTTCAAAGCACTTCTCTACATAGTCACATAATAGAATTTGTTCTTTACATACCTCTATATACCCACTATGAACTAAATCAATATAGTTTTGTATTTCTGGAATATCACTACAATTCGTCTTCTTCATCATCACCACAACCTACATTATCTGTTGTTAATTCAAGTTGCTTTAATATTGCTAATTTCTGTTTATTATAAATTACTGCATTTTTAACAGCAGGGTTTTCTTTTTTCATTTCATGCCCCGATGCTGATAGTCCTTTAACCATTCTTCCATCTCTTTTTACATCATTTTGCATCGCTTTTTCTTGATTAAAATAGAAAATATAGTCATCAATTAGCCCTAAAAAATGCTCTACATTAGCTCCTTTTAATTCTAATTGTTTTTTTAACGAATCCTTTATTTTACTAGCACTTGCCATATTTTCACCCTCCTTTCAAAATCAGTTTTTATAATATTTTTTCTCACATGTGCGAGAGAGTTGTTTTGTCTTAAATGTTCCCTCGGTCTCTTATACCCCGTTGTTTTTTGATTTTTTTGACTGGGGGGTATGCTACCAACGTTCTTCATTTAACTGTTCTTTATATATAATAGTATGATGTATCTCGTAGTGACAATTGCTACATAATGATACTAAATTATCATCTTTTAATGCCAATGTTGGATATTTCCTTAAATGCTTTATATGATGAACTGTATCTGCTTTGTTATACATTCCTCTTTCCTTGCATACTTGACATTCATGCCTATCTCTTATTAAAATTTCTATTCTCTTATGCTTTCATAAAGTTGATACATAAAAGCCATGAATATTATTATCCTTTATAAACTTCATAACCCATCTATATACTTCCATTTCATTCATATAATAAATCACACTCTCTTACTTCTTATTCTGCCATGTTTTTTTATATAAGTTTTAGATTCATTTTTATAGCATTCTTCAATGTCTTCATAAGGATTATGTGTCTTTACCTTTGCTATACATTCTCCTGTACTATACTTAGGACATTGTGGATTATAATAATTACAAAAACAATTATGTTCCTTGCAACTTCCTAGGTTAACATAGAATTTTAAATTAACATTACCCAACATTTCATTCACCTCACTTATATAAATATATAAAAGAAAAAGCACCCAGCCCCCAGTGCTGAATGCTTTCTAATAATTCTATGCTATTATATTACTACTTATTTTTATTACATACAATGGCACGAATTATGCACGAATTATGCAAAATCTTTTATGCTTTCTGGGAAAAGAATTGTTTTAACTGTGTTGATTAACCTCTTTCTATTTCTTGTTATAGTGCTTTGGTCCTTATTTAGCTTTATTGCTATACTTTCATCTGTTAATTTTGTTTTATTTATATACTTATATTTAATAATAGGAAAATATTTATCATCTTTAATCTTCTCTAATGCATTCTCTATTCTTTTTATTTCTCTTTCTGTTTCCATTTTTTCTAGTTTATATTTTTCTATTAATTGCATATATCTTTCTTGTCCACTTATGTTCCCACCACAAGTTTGATATACAACTATAGACCCACTCTTACTTGGCAATCCATTACATTCTATATACTCTATATCTTCCTCTTTTTGTTTTACTGCTGCTAATAAATTTTTATAATTCATAAGTAATAATTCTACTTTTCTAAAATAACTAATCTCATGTTTTATCATTCTACTATTTTTAAATTCTTCTATAGTTGCTATAGCTGTTTCCTTTGCTGCTCTAGTTATTAACTCCTCTACATCTACATCTACTTTATTCTCCATATTACTTTGCCTCCTCTTTTACACCTTTTCTCACTTTACATCATTATGTTTTTCTTAACCTAATATATTTTTATTAAAATATTCTATACTATAAAACATAAGACTATCCCTTCCAACACCTATAACAAAATTTTCCCCTTTACCTATTTTTTCAAAACTATCATTTATACATTCTATAGCACCCTTGCTAATTTCCCGTGCTTTCATTCCAGATAATCTATATCTTTTGTAATCATCCTTTGTAAATATTCTATATTCCTCTAATCTTTTTATATCTTTCGTTAATGCTTTTAGTTGAAACATTTCTCCTTGGATTGATTTTATTTTATTGTCATAATAGCAAATACTTATATTTAATACTAATATAACTATCATTAAACATGCTTCTGTTAATCTTTCATTCAATAAACGCACTAAACTTAAAGCTATTAAAAAAACTACTAATACTTTAGTACATCTATTTAAACTACCATATATCCCCTTTAAAAATTTCATAATTTCACCCTCTTTATCTCCAATTTTAATTATTTATTTAATAACCTTCTTTACTTTATATTTGTAAGATAGCCTATTTTTCAAGTAATTGTTTAATTTTATTTATACTACTTATAACTTCATCTTTAAAATTTTTAAGTTTCTTATTTAATAAATAACTATTATATTCAGCACTTCTCTTTAATTTTTCCTTTTCTTCTTCTGTTAAATCTAAAGTTTCTTTTTTATTTGATATATACTCTTCAAAATCTTCCATGTTACACCTCTCTATTTAATTTATAATATATTTTAACTATCTATTTAATTATTCTTAATTTTGGTTTATTGTTAGACTCTTTATAACCTTCATCAAACTCATTTACATAATAATCACAGTTACAATATAAAAGTAAATATCCTTTTTTAGAATTCCATTTGACACCTTGAATTCTTTTTATCTTTATCCTTGTATCTACTCCATTAAGTGTCCAATCATCGCACCATGTGTCTAGTGGTTGTAATTCTTGATATAATGGAATTGGTATCATAAAGTCTTTATTTCTTATGCATCCTAAAGGATTTTGTTTAAATATCAAACATCCTGTTTCATTGTTTTTCTTTCCACTACATTCTCCACCTTGTTTATAGTTTCTTACACAATAAGCACATTCTAATCTACAAGGTATGTTTCCCATTTACTCACCTTCTTCACTTTATATTTGTTATACTATACAACTAATTCTTTAGTTGTTATTCCTTCAATATTTTCTATGCTTACATCAAGCAATCTCTCTTTGCTATCTCCATGTGTTATCTTATAACCCGTTATATTTCCAAACCCATTTTGAGTAATAATTATATCCTCACATTTAAACTCTATAACATTTCCACTTTTCATATAAATTTTAGCTTCAACCATATTTTTACTCCTTAACTTTATATTAACTTTATATTTGATTTATATCTATAATCAACATATCATCTTCTACATATATTTCTTTGATTTCATATTCACCATACTGATACCACATATCCAATGACTTTTCATCAAGAGTTTCATATGTCTTATTAGTTTTAGTTCTAATGAAATACTCATTTTTACCATTTAAATAAATATTGACCATATCAGTATTAAGAATAGTTTTTAATGTATATAATTTCATTTTTTAACCTCACATTATATTTGAATTGCGTACTAAAAAATACCGCATATTCATTTGAATAATACGGTATTTTAAGCAATTTAATATTTAATTTTATCTTCGTAATATAAGAAAAATGTGTATAAAACAAATTTATGAAACTTGGTCATTAATCTACTTTTTCATTACAGGATACCATAGTTCAATATAACCATATTCTTTAGTTCCACCATAAATTTCAAACTCTGCACCATCAATCTTTTCATAATTTGAAGTTGGTAGCCATTCAGTATAAAATCTTTTTTGTAGTGTGGTTAGAATTGTTCCGAACTCTTCACCCCACTTAAACCTTTTAGATGGAAAAACTGCATAAGTTTGTGATGGGATATGCTCCATGCTATAATCTGTTGTTTTACTATTATTACCTACGAAACAACAAAGCATATAAGGAAATGTATTTTTTTCTGTTTTTCTATAGTTTACTGCACCGTGAATTTTACATAAGTCTTGTGGCATAAACGATGGCAACTCTCCTGAATCCTTAAATAATTTTTCATACAATCCTTCTTTGTGGCATTTTTGCCAAAGTTGTGCTGGACTTTGATAATTTTCATCACCAATTGAAGACCCAATAGTCTCAATTCCAAAAATATCAAATGCCTCCTTCGTTTCAATTCTGTACTCCATCTCACTCTCTCCTTTAATCGAAATTTGAAAGGATATTCGTGGATAGGCTTTAAGTATAACACCACCATCACGCACTAATGATGGAACTATACCATGCAATGCTTGGAATGCTCTTGTAAATGAAACTGGTGACTCATAACCATACTTTAAGGCAATATCTATTATCTTCACATCACTATTCTGAATTTCAAAAGCAGCCAAAGTTAATCTTCTTCGCCTTATATATTCAACAAGAGATATTCCAGTTATAAATGAGAACATCTTTTGAAAATTATACGATGAACAACATGCCATTTGAGCCACCACATTCATATCAATTTCATTTAATAGATTATTCTCAACATAGTCCAATGAACAATTCATTCTTTTAAGCCAATCCATAGTATAACCTCCTTTCAACTAAAAGTATACTTAAAAAAAAGGATAGTGTCGCAACTATTCTTGTACAGAAAATGTTTAGTTTGTTATATATGAAAAATAACTAAGATTTATCTTATTATTTCGCCTTAATTTACCATTATGAATTAATTATAACATATTTTGTAAATACCGTATTATTCAATTTTCAAAGATCTATTTCTATTAATTAGTTCGTAATATAATCAAAATTTGACAGAACTAATAGAATAAAACTTCTTTCAAATTTATATATTCTTCTGCATCACACATACTGAACGTATCTTCGTGCCAACCACCTTCATCATGGTCATATTTATAATAATAAACTTCTCCATCCTCATTTATTAAAGGGTTAGTTATAGTATCATATGCTGGTGCTCCTACTGGATAATATGTCATAACTTCTTTGTTCAAGAATGGACAATATATCTCTCCCCACTCATTCATGTTTGATTTCCACTCTAACTCTACATCTTCATCTATAGGTTTAATTCCTAATATAGCGTAGTCTTTAATTAATCCCATACTTTCTGTTTCATCTTTAAATATATAAGTTATTTGCCTTAATATCTTATTCCCACTAAAGTAAGTTTCAGCCCCTTCAATGGTTTCATATTTTTCTTGCAAGTTAAATTCTTTAAGCATTAGAACATCTCCAATTTGAAAATCTCTATCATCTTTTCTTAATTCAAAGTTCTTTTTTTCTTCTTTAATTGCATTAAAGTATTGTGGTAATATTTTTAATTCATGTATTTTCATTATTCTCACCTCTTAATTAATCTCATATGTTGTATTAAGTTTACACATTTTACATCTTTCTATAGGCTCGTCGCCATCTTCATTTGCATATCCTTCGCACATACTGTCATATTGTTTAGGTATTCCAATTCCTAAAGATATACCTTCTTTAATTACACTACAGTTTTTTAAAGTTCTCTTAGTCAACTTAAACACTTCCTTCATATTCGTATAATAATCATATTCTGATTTATTTTTTAAATTACCAATCATTGTTTTCTATATACCCCTCATATGGTAAAATGTTCTTGAAAGAAGGTGAGATATATGGATTTCAATGGTGTTAACTCATTTCTCGATGCAGCTGGACAAACAATAAAAGCAATACCAGAAACATATAAAGATGGCTTGCAACCTACAGTAAAAGAAAGTGGTAAAACTTTATCCTTGATACCTAGAGCTATTAATGCTGCATTAGTTCCTCTTCAAAAATGGATACTTTACAAAGAATACAGTTATAACGAAACAGAGCTTATTCTGAAAGAGAAACTTAAAAACATTGATCCACAAAAAATTGTAACACCAGAGCCTTATGTTGGAGTTCCAGTTTTACAGGCTATTTCATATTGCATGGATTGCAATGAACTCCGTAACTTATATGCTAATTTATTAGCAAAATCTATGAATATAGATACAAAAGATAATGCTCATCCAGCCTATGCAGAAATAATAAAACAACTTAGTCCTTTAGATGCCACGATACTCAATAACTTGGCATTGCATGAGAAACCTATCAAAACATTTCCCATAGGCATGGTACGATTTGCTAAAGAAAATCATACACCTAATTTAGGTCTTTATTTAGGTTCACCAGGAATGACAGTTATGAAGCATTTTATTGAACTTGAAAATATTAAGTTTTCAGAGGATATATGCATATCTATTCAGAATTTAGAAAGACTAGGTCTTATTTCTACAGACTACTCAAGAGCATTAGTTGATGTTTCGGCTTATGACAAATTAAAAAATAGTAAGTTCATACATGAAGCTAAAGCTTTTTATGATGAGTATTGGAAAGTAATGCCTCAGTATGCAGACTATAAAATCGTATTACAAAATGGATTATTAGAATCTACACCTTTAGGATTTTCTTTTTCAAAGGTATGTTGTGTAAATTAAATTTTATTTATTATTTTCCACTCTATTGGATACAGTTTCAATTACTGTATCCAATAGCTTAATTTTATATTGTTCATCAATTTTTGATAATTCCTTTACAAACCTATTTAAATTACAAAAAGTTATTACCTGAACAATTACAGCTGAAGAAACTATACTTATTATCACAGTTAGCCAATTTACATTATTCATTATCTTTTCACCTCACTTTCTTGGTTACGTATTATAATCATTTTGTGTATGTTTTAATTATTTTCTGTTGTTCTTTCAAAACGCTGTATGGTATGGCTCTTACTACTTTTCTTAGTTCCACACTCCTTTATAAAATTAAGCTGATCTACTTTTTCTTCTAACTTAATTTTTAATTCTCTATATCTCCATCCCAGTGAACTCTTTATTTCACTCTCTACTATTTTCATTTTTACTACCTGCTTTTTTTAATTTAATGTTGGCATCTTCTAAAAGTTCTATAATATTTCCATTATCAAAATATCCTTTAACTACGTCTTCTGCTAATTTCTTAATTAAATTTTCTTTCATATTTCTTTTGCTCCTTAGATATAAGCTTGTCCAATTCTATGCTAATACATATGGTTCTCGGATCTAATAATCCATAAAGATTTATTGCTTTATGCATTTTTTCTCTTAATTCTTCCATCCATATCAACTCCTTCAATTTCTATTGTTAAAATCTCTCCTGTTTTCCTGTTAAAAAATTCTTGAAAAGTGCTTGTATTCTTGATGCAAAGGTAATCTTTAAAGTTATATCCTTTGCTTAATAAAAATGTTTTTTGCTTTCTTGTTAGACTCTTACCATTCTTCATTTTTTCCCCACCTTATATTTAAACTTGACCCCTTCTTCTTAAATTCCTTTTTCTTGATGAATTCATGGTTTTTTCTATGCTCTTATTAAAATATGCATTAATTAATTTTTCCTTTTCTTTTTTCTTTTTCATATTTTTATTCTGTATTGCCTTATAAGTTTTTTCTGCTACTTCGCTCCAATCCATTTAGCACACCTCCACTTGGCTAATATGAAATGTTGTATTACACATTTTCCCTTGTTTTTCAAAGTCAATGCTATAAGCTTCATAAATCGAATGTTTTGACCTTACTATACCCTTGCACTTGCAATTGTCATAAAATACAACAACTTTATCATCTTTTTTTAATTCTTTTCTATTAACCTTATCTTTTCCCAAATTTTCAAAGATTATTTCGTTTTCTTCGTAAACAGCTTTGCTCTTGAATTCTAGTACCCATCCTTTGTTATTTATGCTTAATACTTGTCCATCTTTTAAGATTAAAATAATGTTTTCATCACCTTTTCTCTTAATAATTTTTCTAGAAACATTTTTATATTTTTTTAATACTTCTTCTTGGTTTTTGTTGTAATTTAATGCTTCTGCTGTAAATATTATCTTCTCCATTGGCAATACTGGACACCTATTATTTATTTCAAATTCCTTTTCTCCTACTCTGTTAATATATAAAGTAATGTATTTCCCTTCCTTATATATTTCAATGCCATATCCACCGCCACAATAAGATATAATCCTATTCAAGTTTTCTATGTTTCTATATCTACTTAATACTTCTGTATCATTAAGTTCTATTTCTTCTTTATTTATTTCCACTACTTTCAAGTTTAATATTGGGTTATTCAAATTATTGTTAGCAACTTTGGGTATATTTGTATCTAAATCGAATAAGCTTAATTGCCCTTCTAACTCAATTCTTTTCAATTAAAGTCACTTCCTACACAATTGCTTATGCTCTCATTGTCATTCCAGCCTAGTAAGTCTCTCTCAAGTTCCTCGAAGTTATATTTCCTTTGTTCAAAGTTATTAAAGCTATCTACCTGTTTAGATTTAAAACCCTTGGAAGTATTCTTATCATCACATTTTGAATACTTTTCTTTCATATAACTTTCAACATTATTTATAAAATCGCTTCCTTTTGTAATTCCCTTAGATAGCGAATCATCTATCGTCTTTTTAAAATAAGCAAAGCTCTTTGCTTTACAACGGATGCAATAATTTACAACAGCTTTTACAAAGGCATATTCATATTGCTCTAAGTAATTATTAAACTGTTGTGAAGTATTTCTAGTTAGTAAGCAAATATTGCTTTCAAAAATACTTTTCAAATCACAATTAGTAGTACTATTACTAGTATCATTATTTATTAGTTCATTATTTAGTATATTAGTATTTATTATATTTCCGGATTTTCCGTAAGTGGGAAACCCGGATACGGAAAACCCGGAAATGGATTTTCCCATATTCGGCTTTTCCGTATATGGCTTTGATTTTTCTTGTAATTGAAATATTTTTTTTGCTTCATCTTGTGGCGTTTCATATATAACTTCTTCCCATGATTCAATTATGTTCTTATCATTTTTAATAGGTCTTTTAATTAAATAACCATGTTTTCTTAGTTCTTTTAATCCAGCATAAAGAGAATCTCGTCCATCCTTAGAATTTTTTTTTAAATCTATAATTGAACACTTCCAATTATCTGGTTTTGACATTAAATAAGCTAAGATTCCTTTTGCCTTAAAAGATAAATTAGCATCTTCTAAAGCTGTTTTATTTAAAAGTATATAAGGATTATCTTTGCTTTTGTTAACTCTTATAATTCCCATTTTTCTTCCCCCTCTTGCAAATTATAGGAGCACTATGCTATAATTAATTAGAATATTTTTTTAAAATTATAGCGTAGTACTTAGATTGCTCTGCAAAGCAATCTATTTTTTTATATTTAAACTTTTTCTATACTCAATCAAATCCTCCAGTGCTTGTTTATGAATAATTCTATCTGTTTCCCTTACATCTGTTTTAATTAATTGCCTTAAAGCTTCTATTGTCTTATTTAACTTTTCTAAATCTTTTGGTGGTACAACCTTTAAACTCATATCTATACTCCTAACAATAAATAAATATCTTTTTATCAAGAAACTCCTTAATTAATTTTTCTAATGCAATTGAATTAAAAAACCATACTCCATAATTTTCTTTTAACAAAGTTTGTATTTTTTCTATATCTACAATTTTAAACTCTTCTAAAACTTCATCAGTTACTTTATATACATTTTCTTTTACTTCTTTTGGTATGTTTACTTTCATATTAATTTTTCTCCATTCAAAACTAATTTTAAAATCATTCTTACACCTCTCCTTAGCCACTAGTGGAGTTAGGTTTATACTAGTGCATAACTTATATATTTCATATCTAACTAAGCTCTTTTATATTGCTTAAATCACTTAAATCTTTTCCTGCATAATTATCTAAAAATTTTAGTAACTCTTTTCTTGTAACTTTAAGCCTACCTAGTTTTAAGCCTATCAAAAGTTTTCTTCTTATTAATTCTCTTACCTTAGGTTCATCAACTTTTAAAAGTAATGCTACCTCAGGTACTGTATATAACAATGGTTCTTTCTCTATCCTTTCTAATTTTTCCATTAAATTATCCTCCATCTAAAAACAATTTTAGGTTGCTACCCTTATATTTAAGCTATAAATTCCTACATTATGATTTAACCAAACCCATCAAAAAGTGTTCATTGTATCTATTTTTAATTATTAAGTTTATTTTTTCTTCGTTGCATTTTTGGGACGCAGCTAGTAAAAAAAATTTCTATCGGATCTTCTATTTCTAATATATTCACTATTTTTACAATTTCATCAAGTGTAAATTGAGAACGATTATTTAACTTAGCATTAAGTGATTGCTGTGTTATCCCAATTTCCCTTGCCATACTTTTTTGGGTATATTTTTTCTCAACCATTTTTCCTTTTAGTTTATTTACATCCATAATCATCGTCCCTTCCGTTGCGTATTTGGGATAATTAAATATTACCATTCCTCTTTATAGGTGTCAACCCATGAATGCAACTTTTTATTACATTTATTACAAATTTCGTTGCATTTATGAAAAAATCTTTTATAATAGTACTTATGGAGGATAATTATTATGAATCAAGAACAAAAAATGGAAACAATAATAAATCGTATAAAAAATAGAAGAATTGAACTTATGTTGTCATATCAAGATTTAGCCAATAAGACAGGCCTAAGCAAATCTACATTGCAACGTTATGAAACAGGTTCTATAAAAAATATGCCTTTAGATAAACTGGAGATCTTAGCAGAAGCTTTAAATATTGAACCTTATTACTTGATGGGGTGGGATATAAAAAAAGATACTACTCTATCTAAGAATGAAATTGCATTGTTAGATAAGTATAATAAATTAAATGACTTAGGAAAATCTGAAGCCAATAAACGTGTTTCTGAATTGACTGAGATATATAAATATACAAATAATTGTATTAAATCTGACAATGAAATAACTACATTTGCAGCACATACTGATGAAGATAATCCTGAATTTGCTAAGTATGATGAAGAAATTGCTAAAAAATTCATGAATAAATTAAAAAACAAAGATAATAAATAATTTATGGTGTTGGGGTGAGAATATATGACAAAATATGAAGAGATAGTCACTAAAGCCCAAGAGCTTGGAATTTCTATTTATGAATTAGATTCCTTTAAAGGTAAGAGTGGTTTTTACTTTGACAATGTTATATTAATAAATAAAAATTTAACTGATAAAGAAAAGGTTTGTATTATGTATGAAGAATTAGGACATCATTTTACTACCTATGGTGATATATCTGATCAAAGGAAAATAGAAAACAGAAAAAAAGAACTACTCGCTCGTCGTTGGGGGTATGATCAAGCTATAAAACTATCACACTTGATAAGTGCATATAAAAATGGTCTTAAAGAAAAGTTTGAAACATCGGAATTTTTAGATATCACAGGAGACTTTTTAGAAGGAACCCTTCAACACTATAAAAATAAATATGGTGCATATCTAGAAATTAAAGATTATTATATATTCTTTGAACCTACCATAAATATAGTACATAAAGATGAAATTAAGCAAAGTGTGTGAAATAGATAAGCTTAAATTATAACAAAGAAGCAAAAACTATAAATTAGATAAATTATAAATACTTTGAAAGGTAGTGGTATTTTTATGCAAGGTAGTGTTAGAAAACGTGGTTCTACTTGGAGCTACTATTTCAATTTGGGTGTAGTTGATGGTGTAAGGAAACGAAAAGAAAAAGGTGGCTTTAAAACAAAAAAAGAAGCTCAACAAGCTCTTAGAATTGCATTAAATGAATTTGAAAGTTGTGGCAGTGTTATTGATGAAAGTAATATATCTATATCTGATTATTTCGATTATTGGTACAAAGAATATGTATTGATAAATTGTAAATATAATACACAAGAATATTATAAAAATATAATTAAAAATCATATTAAGCCTTCCTTAGGTTCATATAAATTAAAATCTTTAACTCCAGCTATTTTACAAGAATTCATAAATAATAAATATTTAGATGGTTTCTCTAAATGTAGCATTAATAATTTTTATGGTGTCCTCTCTGGTGCATTAAAATCAGCTGTATATCCTTATCAATTTATAAAAGAAAATCCTATGAAATACATTAAACTTCCTAAAGATAATAAGCCTAAAAGTGAAGACTTAAAGATTATATCAATTAATGATTTTAATACTATAATTAACAGATTCCCTCAAGGAAGTAGTTTTTACATACCCTTACAAATTGCATTTCATACTGGTATGAGAGCATCAGAAGTCTGTGGACTTACATGGGATTGCATAGATTTTGAAAATAAAACTATACATGTTGAAAAAATACTTTTAAGCAAAAAAAATGGAGTATATGAATTCGGATCACCTAAGACCAAAAGTTCTAATAGATTTATATCTATTGGAGACACTTTAATATTAATATTAAAAAATCATAATGCTTGGCAAAAAGAAAACAAATTGAAGTATGATGAATATTATATAAACTCAAATTTTGTATGTACAAAAGAAAATGGTGAAACTGTGACAACAAATTCTCTAAAATATTTATCTAGAGTTGTCAATTATGAGTTAAACATTAATTTTAACTTTCATTCTCTTAGGCATACTCATGCTACTATGCTATTAGAAGCTGGTGCAAATATAAAAGATATTCAAGTTAGATTAGGTCATTCAAAATTATCAACTACTATGGATATTTATTCACATGTCACTAAAAAAATGAAAGAAGACAGTGTCAATATCTTTGAATCTTTAATAACAAAATGA